GTTTCAGTTTGTAAACTTGTAATTCCTGAAAAAGTAGTTACCGTAGCTCCAAGAGCAACTGCTGTTGAACCAATAGTTACATTTGAATTAGCTAATGAAGCATTTGCAATATTAGTTAGTGTGTTATCAGGACCATTAATTGTTTTATTTGTTAATGTCTGAGTTTTTGAGGTAATCGCTAAAGCAGAACCATCACCTAATTCAGTATAGATTTCGTTAAAGTTATCGTTAATTAAATCACCACCAGCACGGATAGTAGTTCCTGTTCCGTCATCTGCTGAAGACCCGATATTAATTGTTTGTTTAGCCATTGATTCTCTCTATATTCCCTAATATTTATACAAGTTTTACCATTAAGTTATATCAAATGTTTTGATTGTTGTATCAAACTTAATACTTGTTAATGAAAATTCTGTTGCTGGAGCTGATACTATGATTTCTGTTGGTATTGTTATTGGTTGTTTCATTTGACTTATATTATATTCTGCAATAGTAAATCTTTCTCCGTCTATATCTGTATCACTAAAACCTGTTACTCTATGGTCTGCCCAATTGACCATTTTCATAGGAGAAATATATTTGTTAGTACCATTTATACTACCAGCAATTGCTGTTGTTTGTGCCAAAGTGTGTGTTCCAGAATACATATTGCTAGATGAAAAAGGGTTAGTGTACATATCTAAACTTTTCATAGTAGGTCCGCCATATGCAAAACCTCGTAAATAACTATCACCTCTGGATGTAATATTATATAGTGTACTTCTTTGACTTAATAATACCGTCATATGTCTTCTCAAAGTAATATCTCTAGTACCTGTTGAGAACGGCGACATTGTACTATCATCAAAGTCCGGGTCAGCGCCTAATTCTGGATTACTTCTTAATGTTGTGCCGTCATCTGTAGTACCAAGTCTTCTACCAAATATAGTAGAGAACAATTGACCAATAACACCAAAGATTGGACTTTCTGAAATGCCTGATATGATACCGTCAACTGGTTGTGAAATCTGAGCACTAATTTGACTTTCAATATTTACTTGTCCTGTAAAATAAAAACCTGCTGTGTGCATAGTCTTTTTAAATGAATCTCTCCAGTCATTGATAACACGACCAACTTTAATTACATAAGAGAAATCCTGATAATATAAACTATCTTGTATTCTCATTGCGTCATCTGAAATGTGACCATCTTGGTTTACAAAAGTACCTGCCGTATCGGCAATCGCAACAACATTTACTGTTGCTGTAGCTTGGTCAACTTTTGCAATTGTAGCAGAAGCACCATTACTTAATGTAATCACTCTACCTGCTTGAAATGTTCCTGTTGCACTTGAAAATTTTAAAAGTTGTCTTGTTGAATCAAAAGTACCTGTTGTAGCTGTAATTGTTGAACTAGAACTATCTACTGAGGTAGCAGTTAAGTCTGCAACAAAAGAACCTGATATATCTTTTAATATCATATAACCAGGAATAGATAAGGTTGGTGGAGATGGCGACTGATTATATTCAGCACCAGGCTCAACTATTTTTAAACCTAAAACTTTTCCTATTTCATCACCATGAGCAAACACAGAAGCATTTGAACCAAGTTCCGTAGTTGATGTAACTGTAACTATAGGTGATTTTACATAGTTTGAACCAGGATTAATAATTCGTATATCTGTAATTTCGCCGTTACCTGTTCCACTTTCTTGTACAACTTTGTTACCTGTATATGGGTCACCTATAATTGTAGCGTCTTCTAAAGTAATATGGTCTTCGGTACTACCTTCAACTTGAAGTCCGCCATTTACAAGAGATACGGCCGCTGTTGCGCCACCACCACTTGTATTTGCATTATTGAAAACTAAATTATCTCCGATAGCATAACCAGTACCACCATTATCAATAATAAAGTCAGTTATACCACCATTACCCACAGCCTCTACTGTAATTAATGAATCTGTACCGCCACCAGTTATAGTAACATTATCGTTTTCATTACTATAGATACCGTCATTTGAAATTGTAATTGTTCCAGGAATACCTGTAGATGTTGCCTTAATAAATGTAGCAGCTGTATCTGATTCTGTTCCTCTAATTTCTTCACCAGTTACAAATGTGCCTACGATTGTATCCTCATTCAAAGTAAACTCTGTTACTTCGTTTGCACCTATTTGAAATTTAGATACTGCTTCTACTAAAGCTGTTGCACCTGATGTTTGACCTGTGATTGTACGGCCAATTAATAATGATGTGTCGCCTGTTAAATTTACACCTTGTATTGTTCTTAATACTTTATTTGTTGTCCATTTACCGTCAGATACACGCAACATATTTTCTCTAGGATAAATTGTTTCTGAGGTAAGACCAAATAACATTCTAAAGAATATTTGATGACCTGCACTAGTACCTTTTGCTCTGTAAACAGATTTAATATTTTTAATTAAGTTTCTTTTATCTAAATTACTATCTAAAGTTTCTGGTATTGTATTTAAAAATTCATTTCTAAATTTAGTTAAGAAGTTAGAAACAACTTTATCAGGATCCCTAAAGTTTAATAACTCTTGTATGTTATTTACTGGATTAGCTTTGTAATCACCTAAAACTGCTTGAGCATTTGAATTAGCACCTACTAATATTTCACCTTCAATAAATTTATTTTGTGCTGTAATATAAAGCTTGCCATTTGATAATTCTTCCTTTAGAATAACGGATGTTGCTTTTGAAGTTTGACCTGTTATAGTTTCTCCTCTAGTAAACTTTCCGTAAGTAGAACTTTCTAATATAACTTTATCACCATTGTCTAATTGTGTTCTATCTGTATCTAAACGAGAAGCGTCTAAAAGAAGTGTACTTGTATCTGTATTGATTTCAGATTCTAATTGTAATCCGTCCGTAGATTGTACACTTGTAACTGAAATCTCTGCCGATTCCATAAAAGTGTAATATGATTTTAGAAACTCGACAAATTTAGGATGTTCTTGTAAAACAAACTCAGGAATCTGAGTGTTTATGAGATTGGAAATTTTGTCAGTAAATTTTGCCATTTACTAAGTCCTTAATAACTACTTGTTGTCGTATAACCTACACCTGCGTCAGCAGAGCCACCAACGAAAGTGTCTGCTTCAACTGTTATTGTTGAGTTAGCCGTATCTATATTTAAAATTTGGTCTCTTACAGGTACTACATCATTTGAAGTAGGTACAACTGTTAATTCAATAACACTTGAACTTGCACCTCTAATATTTTCCACTACCGATACATTTAATGAATTAATTGTTACTTGACCTGTTGTATAGTCTATTGTACCTTGTGTATTGTTATCATAAACTCTTGTTGAACCTGATAAACTATATCGTCTAATATTTCCTTGGCCATCATCATCTAAAAAGAATATTGTAGATGTATCACCATCTATTTTAAATCCTGTAGATGTTAAAATACCACCAGCTGCACTATTATGGCCTGAATGAGGATTATATAATGCGTTTCTAAAATAAACATCATATCTTGTTGATACATTTATTGTTGGTGTAAATTCTTTTCTAATTTTTAGTGTTGTTATATTTGAAACAATACTTGTGTCTGTATTATCTACAAGACCTATAATTTTTGAATATCTAAAAACACCATCAAATTGATTTAATGTATTTGTATTATAATTTGTGAGTGTTGACAGTACATTTGCTTTTATTGTGTCTGCTGTTTTAGCTGTTGTTTGCTCATTAAATTTAACATTTGAAGTTAACAAAATACTTGTAGTTTCGGGGTCAACTATTTCTGGTCTTACTGATACTACATTATATTTTTTTAATTGATTTTTAATTGTTTCTTTTGTAGATGTTGTTAGTGTAGAACCTGAAATAGGTTTGATTGCAATTTTAACAACACCATATTGTGGTGTTTCATCATCTTCACCGCCCCATGCACTAACTGATTGAGCGTTTGCATAAACTGTTTTTACAATTGTTTCATAATCTTTAGATGTAACGGCTCTGTCTTGTGCTGTATATTGTAAAGGAGCATTATATCTAATTGATTCTTTTGTTTGTGGTTCTGAACCATTAGCTGCATTTGATGTAGTTGTAATTGTTACATTTGAAAAACCATCAATGTCACCAGATAAAGCAAATGAACTTGCACCATTAGCTTCTGTTTTATTTGTTACGATATATTCTAATATAACAATATTACCGTCTGATAATTTTTTACCTAATAGACCATCGCCAAAATAAACTTCAAACTTACCATCTTCTACTTCTTGTAAAAAATAAACCTTAGATGTTCCTGTTAAATCTGAATAACCAGTAACTAGAGAATACACCTCTTGTGTAGAGTCTGAACTAGAATTTTGTACAGTAACTTTTAAAGTTGATGTGTCTGCATTATTACTTGGTATGATAAATTTTTGGTCAGGATCCGAAGTGTCTTTTGTATATTTAAATGTTACTAAAGTACCCTCATATGCTTGTACACCTGCAAACTGAAAAACACCAGAATCAGGTTGAATAGTATAAGATTGATTTGTTACAAACTGATAACTTGTTCCATCTATTGAAGATGTGAAAACTGTACCCTTATCCATTGTAATAGATGTTGTTGTGTTTGGAACATTATTAACTTTTATTGATAACTCTGAGTTAGCAGCTCTACATGATGTTGGAGTGTAACCAATCATCTTTGCTAATGATACAATGTTTTTTCTTATGTCTGCTGAATCTAAATACATTTCATTTGCCAACATATTGGCATTGAAACCTAGATAGTGTGTATTGTAAGCTAGAACATCTAAAAGAACTGCAAAACCTGAACCTTCAAAATTATAATCTTGGAATTCTGATTGACCTTGTAAAAAGGTTCTTAAATTAGTTTTTATATTATCAAAATCTAATTCTGATACTGTTAATTTATTTGAAGCCATTTATTTACCTAATTCTTTGTAATGTTGTTGTAACTGAAACCGGATTTGGTAAGTTTAACACATAAAAGTTTACTTCTACATTTATTCCGTTTCTGTCTTGGTTTTCATTTACTGCAATAGAAGATATATTTGCTCTTGGTTCATAATTCACCAAAACCTCTTCAATCTTTCTTCTTATGAATATGCCTGTCATAGGTGTAAAGTTTTCAAATAATAAATCTCTTACACCACATCCTAATTCAGGATGAAAAGGTCTTTCATAAAATTGTGTGTTAACTAAATTTCTAACACTTCTTTTAACAGCGTTTACATCTTCAATTTTTATAACATCATTAGTTACAGGATGTCGTGTAAAATCTAAGTCTAGGTCTTTATAAGTCCTGACTGCCTTTTTACTTTTGTTTGTGCTTGAAGCGTCATAGTTTGCCATATCGCTAATATTTATAACAGTTTTTTAAATTAACCTGAGAAAACATTAGGAGAACCTGCCGCTACACTCGTACAACCAGATATTCCGTCACCAACTCTACCACAACCTTTACCGTTTACAAATACTGTTGATGAACCACTTGCTATCGGAGCTGCGTGAGAAGGACATGGTACGCCAGGTAATAAATGACCTGTATTGTTATCTCCTTGACGAGATATACCAATACCATTTGCAAATACATTTCCTGACCCAGCTGCTCTTGTCATTCCTGAACAATGAGCCACATCTGCGTCACCTATTCTAGTTACCGCTGGCACGATTTAATAACTCCTCTAATTTAGATTGATATGTTGACATTTCTTCATGTTGTTCCTCTGTATGAGGTGGTTCTGGATAATCAGGTTCAAAAGATACTACATGATTAAACAACATTGGTATATCATCAAAGTTTGTAAACTTTAATACTCTTTTATCTTTAAGAATAGTAAACTTACCAATCATCTATCTAGCCAATTTTGCTTTTAAGGCTAATCTTTGTTTTTCTTG